ATATCTCTATCAAAAACAACCCTGTGGCAATTCCTATCTCACCGAGAACTGCTGTTCCAACTGCAATGCTTGCAGCAATCGAGCCGCCGCCTTTTACGGTAGCTTTACCTAGTGCGTATGTGACAGCACCAACCGCTACGAGAAGGGCTGTACCTAGTCCTAACGCTTTAAGTACAGTAGCACCTGTACCATTCTTGCTTACAATCGGCTCCCAAGCGTCTGCTACGGCATTTAATTCCATACCTAGCAATGCAATTGAACCAACTATAATTAAAGCCGCAATAGCAACCTCGCCTATTATAACTACTGCCAAACCGATATTTACTACAAGCGTTTCTAACTTCTGTGTAAGGGTTTTGGTGGTAGTATTAATTCCACCTGTCGCTTTCCCTACAGTATCTGTAGCTGTGGTTAGATTCTTCATACTGCCCGCGGTATCCTCAAGTGTTTTGGCAGAATCTGCTACGTTTTTGAAGTTCTTTAATATGAGTATAAAACCGATAACTGATTCAATCGCACCTATTGCTAATGAAACCCAGTCTACTACCTCCCAGTCTCCTGTTTTGATGGCTTGTATGATGTTCTTGATTTCAGTAATGACACCAGTCAATCCTTGAAGTGCCAATCCACCACCTAACAATGCCATATTACCCGAGATAAGTCCTACTCCCATTACTATATTAGATATTCCTCGTAATGCTATTCTTACGTTATCCCAGTTGATACCATTGTCCGCTATATCTTTTATTGCTATAACAATCTCACCTATACCTTGTACGATTTTTAACGCCCCACCCAGCTTAACATTACCCAGTACGATGAAAGCGTCACCAACCATACCAGTGAATTGTGAAATCATTCCTGCTACATTCTTAAAAGTAGCTCCGTTCTTTTCAAAATCCTTAAAGTATTTGATAAATTCATTTATATCGGATAAAAACAAGGCTATGCCAACTGTAGCAAATGATAATCTGAAATTACCAAGCCCTTTTATTGCTTTAATCGCAGTGGTGATTCCTTTGGCTATCTTCCAAGCGGTAAACGCAGTGCCGATTCCTGCAACAATAGCTAAGACTTCTTTGAGGTGTTTCTTCATTCCTTCGGCTATCTCATCTGTCTGCTTCTTAACATCTTTTAAGAAGTCATACTCAGGCAGTTTTATACCAAGACCGCCGCCAGCTCCTACACCATCTGCACCACCTTTACCGCCTCCTGCGTCTTTGTCCTCGGGAGATATAATGTTTAACTCGTCTATTCCGAGTGTGGCATTTTTTAGCTTCTTTGCTGCCTTAGTGGCTTTACCTAATCCGTCTGATACCTTATCGGTGTTATCAACCAAACCTCCCATAGATTCTGAGGCACTATCGAATGACGCTGAAAAATCAGTTAGCTTGATACCAAAGAAGCCAGCTATGGTTTCGGCTAAGTACCGTATTACCTTAGCGGCTGCGATTGCGTAAGGTAAAATCATTTTCAATACAGGGAGGAATAAATTACCAAGGGAACGTGCTGCTAAAGTTAACTGTGCGTTCAGCACTCGCAACTGGTTAGCAGGAGCATTTAATGTTCTCGCCATATCTCCCTGTGCTGCCGTAACCTGTGTCATAATCGCATAATATCTAAGCTCCGACTTCTCAGCCTGAGTCATTGTTGATATTTTTCTATCAATACCCAGCCTGTACGCTTCCTGCTGTAACCTTGCTACAGACAAGTCGTAACCTAATCTACGCAAAGGCTCTAACTCTCCTGAGATACCAGACTGCAATTTTTCCATCGAGTTCTCAAAAGGTATATTATAGAAAGATGAAATGTCATAACCTAACTGCGTGAGATTCTTAGACATCAAATATGCCCTGTCCTCAGCAACACCAAAACCCTTAGTAATGGTGTTAAATATACCCTGATTGCGCATAAATTCGCCAGGGTCTATACCTACTACTTCACTGACAATATCTGCGTAGTTCTTAGCCTCTTTTGCATACTTGCCCATTGATACATTGAAAAGGTTTAAGTCCTCAATGTACTGATTTGATTTTGTAATCCAAGAAGCTAAAAACCCTGCGGCTCTCCTAAGTACATTTATTGTTAGGTGTACTTTCGCCCACAAATTTACATAACTGAGTTCAGCTTCTTTGTTAGCTGATGGTATGGTTCTTGTGGCTGATACAGTACGCTTTATGTTGACAGGCAGTCTTGTGAACGCATTAGCAGTTATATCAAGTCTGTTTGCAAGAGGTGCTAATGCGTTAGACAGAGCCTGTATATCACTCGTAAACTGAGCAAAGTTAACTGCACTTAATGCAGTAGCTAACTCAGGTAATTTTCCAAGCTGTGTTATTATGCTCTTTAATCCCCCTGCTTTACCCAGTCCTGCTAGAGGATTTAAGGCTGTACCCAACTCATTGAGGTTATACAATCCTTCTGTAGTAAGTGAGGACAAATTAGAGCCAATACTTTTCAGCTGTGTTCCGATTGATGATGATATCTTTACGGAAGACAGCTTTGACAAACTTTCAGCAAGGCGGTCTATCTTAGATACCGAACCAGAATCTATGCTTTGTAATGATGAATCAAGTTCGCTTATCTGATTGGATACGCTTTTTAATCCAATACCGCCTTTAACTGCATTTTTAATTTTAGCTAAAGAGGAAGCAAGCTCATTTATGCTACTTACGGCAGACGATGAATCAGACTGTATTTGTATTTCAAGATTGTCTATTGTAGCCATTTGCTCACTTCCTTTCTTTCTCAAATCGTTTATTATTAGATACCATAAATGCGTTCATCTTAGCTTTTGCCTCAGCCTTTTCCCTCTCAGCTTGTTTTCTCTCAGCTTCTGCAATATCTTTCTTGCTGATAGGATAAGGCTCATTCATATAACTAACAGGCTTAGTTCCTTTAGGAGCAAACGCCATAAGTACAGGTGACACCCTAATAAGTGCGTCATAAAAATACATACCCTGTAACCACGCTGTCTGATTGGCATTTTCCTGTCTTATCTTGTCTGCCTCTCTATAGTATTTAACCAACAAGCAGTCCTCTTCCCAGTATTGTTTATAGGTCATTCCTATCGAGAGGTAATACGGAAAGTGCTTATTGAACGTTTCCGTGTAATAAAAAGAGGAAGCAGAGCGGTTATTACGCTCGCTCCCCATTGTATTGTCGGACAGAGAACTTGTTAGAAGCTCGCTGTCCAGTTTAAGTTTCCCTCAGCTTCTTCTGGCTCTTCAACGAGTGACAGAATCGGCTCAGCATACATCTCCGCAAGTTTGCCGATTAAATCCTCTTTGTTAGTCATCTTGTCAAAGATTTCATCAATGATTTCTGGCTTAACATACCTGTGGTGGGCAAGGAAAGCACCTCTGAAAAGCTCAGGAAGAGTAGACATTGGTTTTTCGGATACTTCCGCAGCAATGAAGCCTTTTCTCTCCATCTCAGCTACTGTCTTTCTTGTAAACTCTAAGGTATATTCCTTATCCTGGTATTTAAACTTTAACTGCTTTGCCATAATAAAACCTCCCTTTGATTACGCTTTCTGTGTGATTGGTGTACTTGGTGTAATAGTTACGGTCATACCGACAACTTCATTCACACCGCCGCCCTTAACGAATACTGATAACTCTCCCTTGAACTCGTACTTACCGTCTGAGCCTGTAGGAGTAACTTCTCCGCCTACTCCCTCAGTACCGCCGAGCCAAACCGCAAATTCTTTCTCAGCACCTTCCATAGCCTTAAGTCTCTTATACTCATCGAGTGTGTAGTTCGCAGGGAACTCGAGTGCGTCAACACTCTGAATACCAGGTATGGAAGTCTTCATCTTATCCGATAAAGTGGTAGTATCGAGAGATTCAGGCGCACCACCCAAATCAGGA